ACGCCCGATGGAGGAATGAACCTCAGCTTTGAGCGGTCACCGGTTCTATGGAAGTTTCTCAATGATGATAGTTTCATCAAGTCGATCATGGGGCCAGTGGGTTCCGGCAAGTCGTATGCCTGTTGTGCTGAGTTGTTTCGCAGAGCCGTCATGCAGAAACCTAGTCCTAGAGATGGGATAAAATACACACGGTTTGCGGTGGTACGAAACTCCTATCCTATGCTCAAGACTACAACTCTCAAGACATGGCTGGAACTATTCCCGGAGGATATCTGGGGTAATGTGCATCATGCTCCGCCAATCAAACATCATATCCGCCTACCCTCAAAGGAGGGAGCATCCGGGATTGATATGGAGGTCTTGTTTCTAGCTCTGGATCAACCGAAAGATGTACGAAAGCTGTTGTCTCTGGAACTTACCGGGGCATTTGTCAATGAGAGTAAAGAGTTACCGAAAGCCGTGATTGATGGCCTCTCGCATCGTGTTGGCCGGTATCCTACAAAATCAGACGGTGGCCCGACATGGAGAGGGATTATTATGGACAGTAACCCTTGTGATGATGATCACTGGCTCTACAACATGGCAGAGAAAGAAAAACCTACAGGAAAATTTAGATGGGGGTTCTACAAACAACCGGGTGGTGTAAAAGAAGTTCATGCCGATGAGGTGCCGGCTGATATGCCAGAGGCTCAAGGGTTTATGTATCAAGCAGGAAAGTGGTGGCAGACAAACCCAAAGGCTGAAAACCTAGACAATCTACCGGTTGGATATTACGAACAGCTTGTTCCCGGCAAGACCTTGGATTGGATTAGATGCTATGCAGAGGGAAAGTATTCCTATGTTCAAGAGGGCCGACCAGTATGGCCTGAGTATGATGACCACTCTATGTCTGATGATCTCACCATAAAAGAAGGTATACCGGTACAAGTGGGCCTTGACTTTGGATTGACACCGTCTGCGGTGTTTGGTCAGAAAATGCCCAACGGAAGGTGGCACATACTCCGAGAGATCGTTACTTTTGATATGGGGCTAGAAAGATTTGCTCACCTTCTGAAATCAGAGCTGGAGACTTGGTTCCCAAAGTTTGAGTGCATGATCTGGGGTGACCCGGCAGGATCGGCAAGAGATATGATCTATGAGCAAACAGCCTTTGATCACCTCAAGACACATGGCCTCATAGCCCGGCCTACCGCAACAAACGAGTTCAAAACCCGAAGAGAGGCAGGGGCAATCCCGATGACCCGGCTGATAGACGGCAAACCGGGGTTTATCGTGCATAGAGAATGTGTTCGTCTTAGAAAAGCTCTAGCTGGAGGCTATCACTTCAAAAGAGTGGCGATGGGTTCTGGACATGAGCGGTTCAAGGATGTTCCAAACAAAGACCACAACTCCCACGTTGCGGATAGTCTGGGATATCTTTTGCTGGGCGGTGGGGAACACAGAAACATGGTTCGGGGTAAATCGCCTCACTTCTACAAGACGGCCAATGCTTGGGGTGACTTTGATGTTTTCGCCTGAGGAAATCACAGAAGTATCTAAGCTGGACGGTGTCCGGGGTAAGATAGAAAATTTTCAAGCAGAGCATCTCAAGGCGGTCAACTATAGATCCCTTGACGCACCGTTTATCAAAGCAAATCATGAGGCACTGGCTCACCGTTTACCAAAAGGATTGTCTTTTACAGCAACCTATGACGGTCAGGTGTTTGCTATGTTTGGCCTTGTTCCGTTTTGGCAAGGAGTGTATGAGTGCTGGCTGATACCAGCCGATGACCTTGATACCCACACTATGAAGATGCACCGTACTTCAATACGTTTTTTTGAGTATACAGCCAAGGTATTGAGAGCAAAGCGGTACCAATGTTATGTATTTTCGGAGAATGTTCGGGCTGTTCGCTGGATTGAAATGATGGTATTCAAAAGAGAGGGGCTTATGAAGAGGTTTGGCCCAAACCAAGAAGATCATTTTTTATATGCGAGGTACTTCTAATGGGATTTTTGTTTGGTGGTGGCGGTGGCCCCAGTGATGAAGAGAGACAACAACGGCAGAAAACAGAAGAGCGAACACAAGCACAAGAAGAGAAAGTGCAACGACAGGAAATTCAAGAAAGACGCAAGATAAACCAGCGTATGCGAAAGATGAAAACTGGTGGCATGAGCCAGTTGCTGGGCGATAGAGAAGAGCCTACACAAGGTAACCCTGTACAAGTTCAGAGGACGTTAGGCCCAGATAGAAACCCACGATAATGAGAAAGTATTTACGCAACCCAAGAAAAAAGGAGATGAGCGATGCCTATGGTAAGTTACAAGAGCAAAGAGGGAACGAAGAAGAAGAAGTTCAAGTACACGAAGAAGGGAGTAGCGGAGGCCAAAAAGATGGCGAAACAGACCGGGGGGAAGATAAAGGTCAATAAAAGCTACGCATGAGACTTGATGTCACCACATTAAAAAGCCGTTTCAAAAAGGCTATGGCTCACAAGGATGAGTGGCGGTCTATCTACGAAGATGCCTATCGGTATGTCTTGCCTAATAGAAACCTATATGATGGCAACTATGAGACTACCTCTCCAAAAAATGATAAGATGAACCGGGTGTATGATAGTACAGCAATACACTCAACCCAGCGATTTGCTAATCGACTACAGTCCGGGGTGTTCCCAACAGCAAGACAATGGTGCCGACTGGTTCCCGGTGAGGAGATACCCGAAGAGAGACACATAGAGATACAGCGTGTTTTAGATGGCTATGCCGATAAGATGTTCGATGTGATGCGTCAATCTAATTTTGACATGGCGATGGGCGAGTTCCTGCTAGAGCTAGCTATCGGAACGGCTGTCATGATCATCCAACCGGGTGACGAGTTACAGCCCATTCGTTATACAGCCGTTCCGTCTTTTTTGATAGCCTATGATGAGGGGCCTTTTGGTACAGTCGATAAGGTATACAGAAACCACAGGATACCATTTGTAGCCCTAGACCAAGAGTTTCCCGATGCTGAGATACCAGAACAGCTCAAGCAAAAGTATGATGGCAGACCGGATGAAAAGATAGACCTCTATGAGATTACTTGTTACGACAAGGACGAGGGTATCTACCACTATCATGTCATAACCAAAGAGGGCGATGATGAGCTAGTCTATAGACGTATGAACTCTTTCCCTTGGATAGTATCACGGTATATGAAAGCCAGTGGTGAGAAGTATGGAAGAGGCCCGGTGCTGACGGCACTACACGATATAAAGACGCTGAATAAGCTTAAAGAGTATCACCTCAAGAATGCCTCTCTTTCTATAGCCGGTGTATATACAGCAATGGATGATGGTGTTCTCAACCCAAATGCGGTGCGACTAGTGCCGGGAGCAATCATCCCGGTGGCTCGTAACGGTGGCAACCAAGGGGAAAGCCTCAAGCCGTTGCCCAGATCAGGAGATCCTCAACTATCGCAAATGTCACAACAAGACCTCGTGATGTCTATCAAGCAAATACTCATGGATGATATGTTGCCTCCCGATACATCGTCAGCCCGATCCGCTACGGAAATATCTGCAAAGATGCAGATCTTATCAGAAAATTTAGGTAGTAGTTTTGGTAGACTTATTCAGGAAACAATGTACCCGGTGGTAAGACGAACCCTTGAGGTGATGGATGAGCTGGGTATGATAGAGCTACCTCTTAGGGTAAATGGCCTCCAAGTAAAAGTACAGCCAGTGGCCCCGATTGCTATGTCACAGAATATGGCTAAGGTAAACGAGATACTTCAATATATGCAGATAGCTCAGAGTATGGGGCCGGCAGGACAGCTTGCCGTCAAGCAGGAGGTATTGCTTGAATACATTGCCGATCAGCTAGCCATCCCGGCTGAGGTAAGGCTGACACCGGAAGAACGGCAACAGATACAGCAAATGCTAATGGAACAAGCAATGCAAATGCAAAATCAACAGGGAATGATGCAAGGTGGCGGAGAACCAGAACAACCAGCTTGATGAGGATCTTTGGCCGGATGTCGGTGAGGATCCGCAAGCATCTCAAATGGATATGCTGTATGCGACTGTATTCAATACACCGGATGGCCTCAAGGTTCTCAAACATCTGGAGAGTACAACAACAAATCAACCGTGCTGGTTTCCCGGCAACGATCCAAGTCATGGATACTTTAGAGAGGGTCAAAACTCTTTAGTTAGACAGATAAACAGTAGAATAAGGAGAGCAAAGAATGTCTGAAGAACAGCAAGAACAACAAGAAGAGCAACAGCCACAGGCTGAAAGCAATATGCAGAAACTAGCAGGAGAGGATCTCAATGCCCCGACAGAAGAAGAAAACTCGCACCTCCAGACCGATGCTGAGCCGGAGGGTGTTGATCCAGACGAGATTGAGTTCGTCAAACCGGAGTTCCTCCCGGAGAAGTTCTGGGATCCGGAGAACGGCACGAACGTAGAGAAACTATCAAAAGCCTATTCTGAGCTAGAGAAAAAGTTCTCACGAGGCGAACACAAAGCTCCAAAAGAGTATGACACATCCTTTCTTGGTGAGAATATTCCGGAGGATGATGAGATGCTCAACAGCTATCTAGACAAGGCAAAACGCTATGGAATGTCTCAGGAAGACTTTCAAGAACTAGCAATGCAGTTTGTTGGTGCTGTAGAGGATGAGGCACAGAGTGAGCAAGAGTTTATCGAAGAGCAAAAGAAAATGCTGGGTAATAATGCTGTCGAGCTTGTCCGGTCAAACTACGACTGGGCTAATGGTCTTCTTAGCAAGGGTGTGATTACACAAGCAGAGTTTGATGTGCTGGATCAAATGGGTGGAACGGCAGACGGTACCCGGCTACTCAGAAAGATACGCAACATATCCAGCCCCAAAGAGCTACCCATTCCTTCTTTTACCGGGGAAAGAAAGACCAAAGAAGAGTTGGCTCAGTATGTAGCTGATCCTCGTTGGAAGAGCGATCCGGTATGGCGAAAGCAAAAAGAGAAAGAGTTCTACGACAACATCGCATAATTTTATCTTTACTCAATTTTCAAGATATGGTATCGGTGGTTTGAGCGATAACTACATCTGTAGCCGTTCAATCACTTTGATTGGCGGATTTATTCCATAACCAAGAAAACACTAATGTTAATTTTTTTATGGAGCGATAGATGTCGAACAACAATATCAGTACAGCATTCGTCACTATCTTTGAAAGCGAAGTTCATCAGGCTTATCAGTCTGAGGCTAAACTTGCTGGAACCGTGAGAACTAGAGCAAACGTAGAAGGTTCAACCGTAAAGTTCCCAATCTTAGCCAAAGGCACAGCCTCTGTTCGGTCACCCGGAACTCAGGTAACCCCAGTTGGGGCTGATTTCAGCTCGGTTTCCGCAACAATGGTGGACTATTCTGCATCAGAGTACAGTGACATTTTTAACCAAGCGAAAGTAAACTTTGACGAAAGAGCAGAGCTTGCTGAGATGCTAGGAAAAGCCATAGCCAGACGAGAAGACCAAGTCGTTATTGATGCCTTGATCAACGCATCAGCCGGGTCAACCGTTGCTAATACTGTGGTTACTTCTGGTTCAGCGACTGCCTCTGACCTTAATGTCGGAAAGATTATTGAGGCTGGTAAATTACTTAACGCTAAGAACGTACCCTCAACCGAGAGATACCTCTTAGTTCATGCCAACTCAATGGCCTCCTTGCTTGGAGATGAAAGAGCCGTTAGCTCAGATTTCATACAACTTCAAGCTCTGGCTAGAGGTGAGCTATCTCAATTCGCTGGATTTAATATAATTATGTTTGGTGACAGAGATGAGGGCGGTATCCCAATCGATGGATCAAATGACAGAACTTGTG